AGTAGAAACCGATGAGGGAAGTTTATTTCCTGTTGGTGGTATAAGAATGACAATCAGGTGTATGTACGAATATCAAGCTGGAACACCATAGGATAAATTATGAAAAACGAAAAATTATTAGATAAAATATCTAAGAAAATAGATCAGATAGAAAAGATGCACGATAAAGAGTCTATGCTTTGTGAAGAAGTCAAAGATTTATTAGCAGAAATGAGAGAAAACCAAGAAGATAATAGTCAAGATTGGGAAGAAGATATTGATGAAGAAGATGATTTTGAAGAAGACGAAGAAGATATTGACGAGGAAGAAGATAAATAATATAAAGCATTATGGCTAAAGATATTAAATTATTCAAGAATGGACATGAAGTTACAATTAACGAAAGCCAACTTGATAATTTTCTAAAGCTTGGTTGGAAACTTGAAGAAGAAAAACCAAAGTCAAAACCGAAATATAAACCAAAAGAAGATAAAGGAGAATAAACATGGCAACTCATCATGGAAAAGAGGGTGTTGTTACTGCTGGTGGAACTGCGATAGGAGAACTTACAGGTTTTACTATTGAGACTACTGGAGACGTAGTAGAGGATACTCAATTATCAGATTCTGAAAAATCATTTTTAGCTGGAAGAACATCTTTTTCTGGTACTTTAGAAATGCACTATGACGAAACTGATGCACAACAAGAAACACTAACTGCTGGAAGTTCAATTTCATTTGTATTATTACCAGAGGGTAATACTTCAGGAGATCAAAGCTTCACAGGTTCTGGTATTATTACAGGTATGTCTATCAATAATGCTATGGACGGAATAGTTTCAAGAAGTGTTACTTTTCAAGGAACAGGTTCATTAACTAAAGGTACTGTCTAATACTAATTTATGTCAGTTATCGATAGAGTTAAATCTCACTTTGAAAGCTTACAGACAATTACTATTGAAGTAGAAGAATGGAAAGATGAACATGGAAATCCATCTGTGTTTTATTCTGAACCTTTAACACTTGAAGAAAAAAACATTATCTTTAAGAAATCTAATAACTTCCAAGACTTAACTGTTTTGGTGGACTTACTAATAATGAAATTATTAGTTAAAGATGATAAAGGTGAACTTCAAAAAGCTTTTAAACCAGAAGATAAATTTGCTTTAAGAAAAAAAGCAGATTCAAACATAGTAGCAACTGTAGCCAATAAAATCCTTTTAGACACTTCATTCGAGGAAGCTGAAAAAAAGTAGATAGCGACCCAGATATAAGGTCGCTTTTAGCTGTAGCAGATAGACTTCATTTATCAATCCAAGAGGTTCTTGATATGCCTGTGAGCCATTATAATCTTTGGTTAGCTTACTTGAAAAAAGAACAAGATCAGTATAATAATCAAAAGAAACTAGCAGAAGCAAAAAGGTTTAAAACATAATGGCTAATCAAAAATTACAAATAGATATAGTAGCAAAAGACCTCACAAAAAGAACCTTTGGCGGATTACAAGGTGCATTATCAAATTTAAAAAGATCAGTATTTAATCTGCAAAGTGCTTTTGTAGGTTTAGGTGCTGGATTAGTAGTTAGAAATTTAGTTAATACAGGAAAAAATTTAGAAAATTTAAGAGTAAGATTAAAATTCTTACTTAAAGATACTAACGAGGGTGCAAAAGCTTTTGAGAATATGACAAAGTTTGCATCAAGAGTTCCGTTCTCATTAGAAGAAATACAATCAGGTTCTGGAATATTAGCAACAGTTACAGATAATGCTGATGATCTACAAAAAATGTTAGAGATAACAGGTAATGTTGCGGCAACAACAGGACTAGATTTTAGAACTGCGGCAGAACAAATACAAAGATCGTTTTCTGCTGGTATTGGTGCGGCAGATTTATTTAGAGAAAAAGGTGTTAGAAATATGCTTGGCTTTAAAGCTGGGGCAACTGTTTCTATCGAAGAAACAGTAAAAGCATTTGAAAGAGTATTTGGTAGAGGTGGAAGATTTGGAAAAGCAACAGATGAATTAGCTGGTACATTCGAGGGAACACTATCAATGATAGGTGATAAAATTTTTAATTTTAAAAGAGTTTTATTAGAAGCTGGATTTTTTGAAGAACTTAAAAATCAATTTGGAGACTTAGATAAATTTTTAGAAGATAACAGTAAAAAAATTGAAGACATGGCTGTTGCTGTAGGAAAAACTTTAGCAAACGCAGTTGTAGGTGCAGTTAAACTTGGAAAAGATTTAGTTCCATTTTTAATTAAAGTTAAAGATTCATTTGTAGGATTAGTTGAAACTTTTAATGCTTTACCATCAGTTATAAAACAAGCTGGTATATTCGGTGCATTTATGCTTGGTAAAAAAGGTTTTATAGGTTTAGCTTTAATATTAAAAGCAATAGAAAAAGCAGAAGCATTTGGAGAAAAGTTTGGAAAAAAACCTTTAGAACAATCTGTCAAAATTTTACCTTTTGAAAGTGAATTATCAATACCAATAGAAATAGTTGAACCTGTTAAAAAAGTTAATAAAGAAATAGAATATAGTAATCAAATATTAAGAGACTTTGAGCATGAAATGTCTGTTGCTGTTCCATCTGCAACTGAAAAAGCTATGGAAAAATTTAAAGAATTAAATTCTAAAGGTTTAGAAAATCTTAAAAACAAATCATTAGATATTAGAAATATAATAGTAGATACTGTTGATAGTGGTATAACTAATATGTCAAGAGGATTAGCAAAAGCAGTTATTCTTGGCAATAGTTTAAAAGATACATTTAAAAATATGGCACAAACTTTAGCAATAAATGTTTTGAGTGCTATTATAGAAATAGTAGCCAGAAAAGGTGCGGAACTTTTAATAGAAAAGATGATTACTAGAGAAAAACAAAAACAAGCCGCATTAAGTACAGCGTCAATGTTCGGTGGCTTTGGTGGATTTTTTGGTGGTTTATTAGGATTTGCAAAAGGTGGTGCAGTATCAAAAGGCAAACCAGTTGTAGTAGGAGAACGTGGTGCAGAATTATTTATTCCAAACCAAACAGGACAAATAACACAATCTGCAAGAGGTACAGGTGTAGGCGGTGGAACAGTAGTTAATTTTAACATCAATACAGTAGACGCATCAGGATTTGAAGACTTACTATTTAGATCAAGAGGTGCTATATCATCTTTAATAAATCAAGCAGTAAATGAACAAGGTAGAGGGTCAGTAGTATAATGTCAGGTGCGTTTCCAATATCAAACTCTAAATTCTCTACTATGGGAATTAGATCATCACAAAATACAATTTTATCATTAACAGATAGTGGTAAAAAATTATCAAGACAAATTGACGGACAAAGATTTGGTTTTACTGCTAAGATTATTACTGCCAAACGATCTGATGTTTATGGTGAGTTAATGGGCTTTATAATGAAGCAAAGATCAGGCAAAGAAAATTTTACAATAGTTCCACCAGAAGTAAAAGATGCTAGAGGAAGCGAAACAGGAACAGTATTAGTCAATGGAATACATTCTGCTGGAGATACTACTATTGCTATGGACGGATTTGCTAGTGATACTGCTGGTGCTTTAAAAACAGGTGACTTTATAAAGTTCGCCAATCATTCAAAAGTCTATATGGTTGTAGCAGATGTAACTCCAAGTTCTAATTCAGCAACAGTTACAATAGAACCACCATTAGTATCTAGTCTAGCAGATAATGAAGCAGTAACTTACGATAGTGTCCCATTTACAGTATATTTAACAAATGATGTGCAAGAATTTGGTGCAATAGGTTCAGATGCGTCAGGAAACTTATTGTATCAATTTGAAATAGATGTTGAAGAAGCCCTTTAATGAAGAAATATAAAATCACGCACTTAGTAAGTGCCGAGTTTGTTGCAGAAGCTATTGTTACAGAAGATCAAATAGACACCAATAGGAATGATCTAAAAGACTACAAGAAACCTGATAGCAAATTTAACTTTACTATGTTAAAAGGGTCAGAGAACATAATTAGAACAACTTACGAGGAACATGACGAGAAGCTTAACGACAGCAGTAAAGAACCAACTAGCAACAAATGATATTAGACCCGTACACCTTATCACCATTGGTTTCTCTACTCCTGTTAATCTTACTGACTGTTCTTTTTCGCTAACTTCTTCAGTATCTGGTTCATCAGTAACTTATGATGCTAGTGATTTTGTTTTAGATATATCTAGTTTTAACGAACAAACTGATCTTACAAAAGGTACA